TACAAATCATGATCATTATACAATTGTAATGAAATTAAAGAAAACATACTAGGATAAAATATGGCAACTTCTGGAACTAAAACGTGGACTTTATATGTTGATGAAGTCATTGATGAAGCTATGTCTCGTATAGGCAGTGAGCCTATTACAGGAAATGAAGCAAAAGGTGCACGAAGAAGTTTAAATATAATGATGCGTGATTGGGCAAATAGAGGCATTCAACTATGGACTATAGATGAAGCAACTCAAACTGTAACCGAAGGCACAGCAAATTATACTTTAGACACTTATACAATAGGTGTTACAGAGGCTGTCATATCTAGAACTGAAAATAGTGTAAGAACTGATTTTCAAATGGAAAGAATTAATAGGGAAGATTATCTAAACATTCCTGTGAAATCTACAAAAGGAAGACCTTCACAATATTTTTTAGATATGCAAAGAGCAGCTCCAGTAGTTTATCTTTATCCAACCCCAGATAATTCAACAGACGTTTTTCGATACAAAAGAAGAAACAGAATAGAGGATATTACTGCTTCAACAGAAAGTATTGATATACCAGACAGATTTTTACCATCTGCTGTTAGTGGTCTTTCATTTTATATGGCACAAAAAAGACCTCAAATAGATATTAATAGAAGACAAGAATTAAAATTACAATACGAAGAAGAGTTTAAACGAGCTTTAGACGAAGGTAGGGAAAAAGTAGACCTTAAAATTTATCCAGATATTGCGAGGGCATAATGACAGAAATAGTTATAAAAGCTGATGCAGAAAAATGCATTAATTGTGCTTGTTTTTGTGATGATTGTGAGTGTACAACTAATAATGGTTGTCCTAAATGCAATTGTTATGAAACAGAGGACAAATAATGGCATTTGCAAGAGGCAAATATGCAAAAGCAATATCCGATAGAAGTGGTATGGCTTTTCCATATACAGAAATGGTTAAAGAGTGGAATGGTTCTTTAGTTCATTACAGTGAATTTGAGCCTAAACACCCACAATTAGACCCTAAAAAAAAATCTGCTGATGCAGAAGCATTAAAAGATGCTAGTCCACAAGTAAAATTATATGGTTCTGACCAATTATATAATGGAAGTGTTAATACTTTACAACAAGCATTGGGTGTTAAAGCATCAGATAAAAGAATAAGAGGAAGTTTTACTTTAGCGACAGGCACAACATTAGCTACTGCATTGACATCTAGTGCAACTTTAGGTAGTGTAAGTGTGAATGTCTCATAATGTAAATTTATTTGTAGGAACACCAGCTTTTGGTGGGTGGATATGTGAAGATTACTTCCATTCCATGTTAGAATTACAAACTTTTTGCAGACAAGAGGAAATTCCAGTTCGTATACAGACGTTAGGAATGGAATCTTTAGTTACAAGAGCAAGAAATACCTTAGTAGCTAACTTTTTAGACGATGAAAAGGCTACTCATTTGTTGTTTGTTGATGCTGATATAGGATTTAATCCTCAAATTGTAAAAAGAATGTTAGATTTTAACGAAGATGTGGTTTGTGCACCTTATCCAATGAAATTAATCAATTGGAGTGCTATTCCACAGTTAGTTAAAGACGATTTAGACTACAAAACATTAAGTTTACCTTATGTGTTAAATTTTGAAGACAAAGATAACGTAGAAGTTAAAAAAGGTTTTGCAAAAGTATTAGATGCAGCAACTGGATTTCTTTTAATTAAGAAAGAAGCTCTTTTAAAAATGGTAAAAGAGTATCCAGATTTACATTATAATACAGATCAAATACTTAATGGAAAAGAATACAAATCAAATAACACTTATTTGTTTTTTGATACGATGAAGGATGAAGATGGAAGGTATTTATCAGAAGATTACGCTTTCTCAAGAAGATGGCAAAAAATCGGAGGAACAATCTGGGCAGACCTCTCCTCAGAACTCATCCACTACGGACAATACAAGTTTCAAGGACAACTCTGGAAACATTTCGACAAAAAAAAGTCGTAAAGACGTAACTGTAAAAGTTACAGGAATAGAATCAAAAATATTTAAAGGAGACTTAAATGGCTGATGCTACAGTTAAGCCTGTAAAAATGGCAATAATAAGAAATCCTAAAAAAGGATTTATAAAAAAATTATCTCCAGAAGAAGTAAAGAAATACGAAGAAAGAGAACAACGTCTTATTAAAGAAGGTAAAAGGAAAAAATAATGGCAGATGATGCATCAATAACACTTACAGCAACTATATTACCAGATGAAATAGCTAAAACTATTTCTGGTAGTATGACGGTATCACCAGATGATGCTAACGATAAATGGTATTATAAATTGACAGCAGTAACAACAACAAGTGCTGATTTAATTGCAGGTAGTTTTTTAGATTACACAGCAGTTGACCAAGATACAGCACCTACAGCAGTAGCTACAGGTGATAAAATTAAATTTTTATTTGTTAAAAATACAAGTTCAGCAGATGGTATTATGTTATCTATAGATGCAGGAACAGCAGCATATAATTTGGCTGATGGAATATTTATAGGCCCAGAACAATCGTGGTTTGGAAGATTACCCAATGTAACAGTGGCAGATTTACATGCAATTTCTTCAGATGTAGGTGATGCAGGAGATGCAACAGCAAATTGTATAGTAGCTGCTTTAATTGATGATGTGGGGTAATTTATGGCAACAATGACTTATTCTAGTTTGACACAAGACTTAAAAGATTGGATGGAAAATGATGGAACAGAATTTTCTAATGAAACAGATAATTTTATTGGATTGGCTGAACAAAGAATTGTTAGGGATGTAGATCCACAAGCATTCACAACAAGTGCTTATTCTTCTTTCAATGCTAATGATAGATTTGTAACTAAACCTACAGATGCTTTAATTATAAGACATTTGTTATACATAGATTCTGATAATAAAAGAAATTTTTTAGAAAAAAGAACTGACGAATTTATTTATGATTATTGGCCTAATGCATCTACAACAGGAACACCAAAATATTGGGCAGATTATAGGGATACAGAACTTCTTGTAGCACCAACACCTAGTGCTGCGTTAACAATAGAAATAAGTTATGTTCAAAGATTAGCTACACTTTCAAGTTCCAATACAACAAATTGGCTAACAATAAATGCACAAGAATTACTTCTTTTTGGTTCATTAATGGAGGCTTGTACTTTTTCTAAAAATAGGGAAGATTTACAAATTTATACACAAAGATATCAAGCCGCAGCAGAAGCAATTAATAATCAAACACGAAGAAGAAGAAGAGATGATTATACTACCCCATCAAATATTATGGGAGAAACTAATATAAAAGAAGCAACGACATAAGGAGAAAATAAATGGCAATTTCACAAACATTAACAGACGCATTCTTACAGGATTGTTTGGATGGAGGACACAACTTAGGAACGAGTGGAAACACTTTAAAAATAGCATTGTACACTTCAAGTGCTTCACTTGGAGCTACAACAGCAACTTACACTACTTCTAACGAAGTTAGTGGAACTGGATATACGGCAGGGGGAGCAACTCTTTCTAGTCAAGCTGTAGCTTATGATTCTACCAACCAAGTAGCATACTTTGATGCGGCAGATCCAGCTTGGACTACTGCAACAATTACTGCTCGTGGTGCTATGATCTACAACAATTCTAAATCAAATGCATCTATTGCAATATTGGATTTTGGTTCTGATTATACCTCAACAGCAGGTACATTCACAATTCAATTACCATCTGCAGCGTACAATACAGCTATAATTAGGATTAGTTAGTGTCCGCAGGCTATAATCATAATGCTTATGGTGATAATGGATGGAATGATGGAGCATTAATATCTGAATCGGGTATTGCTGCAACTCTAGCTTTAGGATCTGAAACACCTCAAGCTAATGCTGATGTAACAGAAGCAACTACTCCAGAATTAGGAGCTATAGGTTCTCTTGCATCATTTGCTGCTATTACAGGAACAGCTAATTTTTCAGCAACTGGACAAGGTGGAACTTTAGCAACAGGAACTGTTAAATTCTGGACTTTACTAGATACAACTTCCGATGGAACAGAAACTTGGACAAAAGGACACGCAAATTAAGGGAATAATATGTCAAATTATACACAACTAGGCTTTATTAAGCAAACTGATGGAGAAAATGAGGGTTCATGGGGTGATGCACTTAATGAAAATCTTATTGATCTGTTGGATGATGCTATTGGTGGATATGTAGAGGTTAGTGTTGCTTCTGGTAACGTAACTTTAGCTTTTGCTGATGGAACAGCAGATAATAATGGAAGACACGCAGTAATTAAATTTACTGGATCTCCCGGCACAACTAGAACAGTTACTTTTCCAGATAAACAAATAAATTATTTTATTGTTAATGGATCAGATAGTTCAGTAATTTGTACTTCTGGAACTGGAGCGGCTACTGTTACTATTCCAACTGGAATGAAAGATGTTATCTACATAGATGGCAGTGATGAAGTTTACAGTATGTTTGGAACTCCACACTTATCATCTTCTGGTAATTTTACTGTAGATGCAACAACAGATATTATTCTTGATGCTGATGGTGGAGATATATTTTTTAAAGACGCAGGTACTACTTTTGGTAGTGCAACAAACACTTCTGGAAATTTAATAATTAAATCTGGTACAACTACAGCTTTAACATTTAGTGGAGCTAATGCAACATTAGCAGGAGATTTAACAATTTCTGGTGATGATTTAACAATGGGTACCAATACAAGTGGTGCAGTATTAGTTGCTGATGGAACAAATTTTAATCCAGTTGTTATATCTGGGGATATATCCATAGGAACAACAGGTACGGCAGCAATTGGTTCTGATGTTATTGTTAATGCTGATATTAATTCTTCAGCAGCAATTGCAGATTCTAAACTTGCAACTATTTCTACAGCCGATAAAGTTTCTGGTGCAGCAATTCAAGTTGATGGAGCTACTGATGGTACTTCTATAACATTAGCTGACTCAGATAAATTTTTAGTAGATGATGGTGGAACAACAAAATATATTAATGCTTCTCAACTTAATAGTTATACAAGTAGTGCTGTAGCAGCAGATGATATTGGAACTGGTGATGGAGCAATAACTTTAGCAACATCTTCTGGTAATATTACAATAGATGCTCAAGCAGGTGATGCTGATATTATATTTAAAGGCACAGATTCAAGTTCTGATATAACAGCTTTAACTCTTGATATGAGTGAAGCAGGTGCTGCAACATTCAATAATAAAATAGTTGCAACAGAATTAGATATATCTGGTAATATAGATATTGACGGTACATCTAATTTAGATGCTGTTGATATTGATGGTGCAGTTCAACTAGATGCAACATTGACAGTTGGAGCAGATGATCAAGGATATGATGTAAAATTATTTGGAGACACAGCAAGTGCCTATATGTTATGGGATACATCTGCTGATGATTTAATTCTTGGTGGTGCGGCAGGTTTAATTGTACCAGAAGGAAAACTAACTTTAGGTAGTACAGCAGTTACATCTACTGCGGCAGAATTAAATTTATTAGATGGAGTTTCTGGATTAGTACAAGCAGATTTAACTAAACTTGCGGCTGTAGATTCAACTGCCGCAGAGTTAAATATTGTAGATGGTGGCACAAGTGCTACTTCAACAACTTTAGCAGATGCAGATAGATTAGTAACGAACGATAACGGAACAATGGTGCAGGTAGCACTGTCAGATTTAAAAACATATTTAACGAGTGCAGGATTTTCAAGCGAAGACCCAACGGCTTTAGCCATCGCTCTCGGTTGATTTAGGATAATAGGAGGATAATAAATGGCTAATACTTTTAAAGTAGTAACAAAAGCAGGAGTTACCAGTGCTGATGTTATCTACACAGTTGCAGGTTCTACTACTACAGTAGTTCTTGGAATGATGGTGGGTAATACAACAACTGGACAAATTACTGCAACAGTTACACTAACTTCAGATACCTCTAGCAGAGCAGGAGCTAATAACGAAGCAAACCAAGCGGTTGAACTTGTTACTAATGCACCCATACCTGTTGGCGGCTCTTTGGAACTGCTTTCGGGCAATAAGGTAGTAATGGAGACAACAGACACGCTGACATTAACAGCATCTGGTGCGGCTGACATTGCTTTGTCAATAATGGAGATAACGTAGAATGGCATATGTAGGAACACCCTTAGATACAACTAATGCATTTCAATCATTAGCTGGTAAAAGATTTAGTGGCGATGCTAGTACAAC